GTAAAATCTAACCATTTACAAATGGCAACTTGCAATTTATGCTCATGCTCATTTCTCATCAATCTCTAATTTTAATTTAGCAAACCGATCTGCAGTAATTTTATTCCATTTCCTTCGCATTAAGAATGCTTCAATCCTGTCGCTTACTGCTCCAAGTAAATTATAGTGATGACCATTGTTTCCATAATAGGAAACCTTTAAGTCATTGTAATCTACAACACATATTTCACCATCAAGCTGGTAGTGCATTAATTTTATTTTCTTTGTCATTTTTTTGTGGGTTAATTATAAAATGATGTTGTGCATTAATTATACCTTATCTCGTATAATTATTTAAAATATTAAATTTTTATACCTGATTGCATATAAATGCGTTACAATAATATCTAATTTTGTTAATTGTTAAATTTTAATTTGTTAAATGTTTTATTACAATTATGCACAATATTATGACATAATTTGTCGAATTTAAACCTCATTATGTGACATTTTCTCATTTAATGATGGATTTTGCCAACAATAACATTAAATATGTTTTACAATAAAATGTTAAATGTAAAATATCTTTAATCTAAAATCATTGAAATCATACTTCGAGATACTTGGTCTTCAATATTCTTGCGACCTCTTTCATAAGCAACTGCAATTTCAGCATCTGTAAATAAAAATGGATTGTACTGCCCATTGCTATTTAAAATTACTGCTTGATAAGTTTCATTTGCTCCTGCTTTTTTGCCTTGATTCTTAACCTTGACAATTTTACCTACTCTTGTTTTTATCATTTTATTAATTGTTATGTAAATATTCACTAATAACTTCTGCTTCATCAATAATCCAATGCTCATATTGAGTTTCTGTATATGTCGCACCAACTAATAAAGTTTTAAAGGCTTGAAAATATTGATCAAGGCTTACATCAATATTATCAAATTCAATTGATATTATTGTTCCATCGTAATCTAAACTTAATTTAGTTTTGTTAGTTTTCATTTTTTTATTCATTTAAATTAAATCTGTCTGCCTTTGCTTCTAATTCTCCAGTACCTATGTAAAGTAAAAACATTCTTACTTCTTGCCAATACGCAGAATCTTGTTCTCCATCGGTTAAGTAATCTATAATTTCATATACGCACATTAGCGCACCTTGTTTAGACTGATCTAAATCATTTATATTATTAAATGAAAAACGATCTAATAATTGCATTGCTTTGCTTTCTGGTGTCATTGTCTTATTGGTTTAAATTGTTATTGTATTTTAATCTACCATGACTGGTATATAAAGTCAAATCTATTGTATCAGTGTAAATATCTTCAAATTCGGAAATTCCGAATACCCTCTTTGAATTAGGTTTTTGTTCAATTGCTTGATTATTATTTAAATAATAAATTAAAGATATTGAAATTAATGCAGTAAATAAAATTAGTTTCTTTTTCATTATTCATTTGGTTTAATAGATCCATCTTGATCAATATAGCAATCAAAATTAACTAAAGAGTTAACAAGTTTAATGTACCCTTGTGTTTTGCAATATAGTTTACGTTCTTCAATATCTTGAATACCAGAATACTTTTCCCACAACTCAAGTCTTTCTTCTTTTGATATGGTTGGTATTTTGAATTGTTCTAAATAGTCAAACAAGATTGATAAGCCTCCAGCAATAAATGCAAACTTTTTATCATTCTTTTCGCAATGCCTAATCTGATTTGCATATTCGTTTGCAGTATCTATTGCCTGCTTTTTTAATTCTACATCACTTGGCTTTTCTTTCACTGGCTCTATTGGTTTAGGTAAATTCTTAATCTCTTGTCTTGCATATTCTTGATAAGCATTCATTATTCTACCAAAGTATTCACAAGAAAAGTTTTCATAACATTTAGCATCTACCTGTAATTTACCTGCAACTGCCATTTCAAATGCAATCTTAATTTCTTCTGGTGTTTGATTACCAAAGTTAGATCTAACAAAATTAGTTAGTACAAACTTTTCTTCTTCTGTTGGTAGATTGTTGCCTCGTAAGCCAACCAAAAGCATTGAATAGCGTAATACCTCCTTTATGTCTTCTTCGTTCCTTACACGCAAACTATGGGTACTCTGTGCTTGTTGTATTGCTATTGCATTACCACTTCCTAAGTGCTTCCATTCTTGCTGCACTTGTTCCGAGTTTCTCAGTATTATTTCCATTGTTGTTAAATTTGGTTTTATTATTAATCCAAGTACTTATTCTTCTTTCAATATTAAAGAATTTTTCCAACTCCCATCTTTCCTTTCCAGATTTATTTTGCTCTGTCCAATAAGATAAAAAATTATCATATTCATCACCTAATAGAAAAATGTGTGGGGTTAATATATCACTTAACTTTACTTTACTTAACTTTACTTTATCAGCGTTACGAACAGGTTCTGAACGTGTTACATTTTCGCTAACTACTTGATTATCACGCCATTCTGAAATGCGTTTTGCGTTTTTTTCTTTAGAAATTTGATACTTTTTACTAAAGTTTAGTAATTGTTTGTTAAAAGTTTCGCCATTGTTTGAAGAAATCAAATCAATTTCTTCAATAAAAGTCCAACATTTATCTAATTTTTTACCAACATTTAATTGATGTTTAAGAACTTTTGTCTTAATTGGTTTCTCTTGTAGTGCAAGTTTTTCCAATATTGTATAGAATAACCCAAGACCTTCATATCCATATTCAAGATATAATTCGGTTATTTTTTCATCGTTAAATGAATTGGAATCGTGTAAGTAATATTTCATTTATAAAATAAAAAAAGCCAGTCTGCGTAGGAGTGCAAATCTGGCTTTGGTTATTTAACCTATTAAATTACCTAAGAACTCCTACCCTCTTAGTTAATTGTTTTTAAATATAACTATTTTAAACCGACTTGCATAATCTCTTTGAAAAATAACCAAAATAAATTGGGTGATCATTTTCAAATAATCTTGCGTAATCAGATGTATAGTTATTGTTAACCTTAAATTTATCATTACCAAAAACCATTGTTTGCCATCTAATGACTTCAAATATCTGTTTAGATCCTAATCTAATGTAACCACGATTGATTAGTTGAAATGCCAATCTTTTAAATTCCACATAGATCTGTGGATTATCTTGGTGATAATGTTTGAAACTTGTTTTCATGTTTTTGTTTTTTAGGTATTAAGTATAATTTTTTACGATCTAATTCTAATTGTTTGGTAAGATGTGCTTGCCATTCGTTAAAGGTTAAATTTTTCATTGATTATAAAGTTTAATAATAAGTTCAACAACTATGGCAAATATCCAGCAACTAATAATTCCTACTATTCCAACAAATGTTAAAAATTCAGATGTTTCACTCGAATGCGACCTTTTTCCTTGATTTCTCATTTTCTTCGATTAGTTTGCGTTTAACTGATACATATTCCTTAATCACTTCTTCTTCATAAATAGAAAAATAATCTTTTCTTTTATGCTCAAATTTATTGATAATACCTGTAACATTATCAATCGTGTATTCTCTTGCAGAAAAAGGCATTATACCTTTTTCTTTTAAATTGTCAGTTACTATTTGATATGCTTGTCGTTTTTTAAATAATTTCATGATTAATTTTTGTTAAGTTCTCTTTCCATTTCTTCTGTAATGATTACATCTTCTGCATATTCATCCAACCTGCTCCAGCCACTCTTTGCTTTTAAATATGGTTCAATTTCGTGTTCTGCAAATGTTCTTGTTTCGCAATACCTTGAGTTGTCTAACAAATCAAACCACCTAAATAAATATTTTTTCTTTTTATTCATATCTATTTCCATTTTTAAATTTGTCTAAAAATTCTTGTGAAAATCTTTCATCTTTTACTGCATTCTCAAAACATTGTTTTGTTATATCCATTTGCAACTTTAATGTATTTTCAGATGCTTGTAATAATGAACGTAAATGAACTTGCATAAATGCTATCTCATAGCTTTTTTGGTATTGTTTTTCGTAGTCTTCCATGATTAAAAAGGTAAATCGTTTGTAGATAAATCTTCAATTTCAAAATTGACTAACTTCTTTGTTTCTTGTGTCTTGTAAGTCATTGCACCAGATCCACTTGGCTTTGCCTCCCATGTATCTAATTCAACATAGTACTTTCCATTTTGTGCTTGATTAATCTTTAAATTAACCCAGCCATTCTTTGAGTTTGCTGCAATAAACTCTGCTGCATCTTTAGAATTTAAAGATAAGTTACCAATAACAAACACTGGCGCATTTTCATTTCTTTTAAAAATAAACCCTTTTGCAAATACTTTTTCTGTCTTTTCCATTTTTATTTATTTAATTGTGAAACTTAATTTTTTTGTTTTAAATAATGATAATACATTTTGATCGCTATTAACAATGTCGGATTTTTCTGCATATAAAGCATTTAATTCATCAACTGAATTACAGACATCAATTAATTTTTTCCATTGTGCTAAAGGCAATTGTACTGGTGCTGGCTTTGCCTCCACCTGTACACCACAAGCATCTAAATCTTTGTCGGTAATTAAACCAAGCATTGATGCTAAAGCATATCTTCTGTAATAGGTAACTCCAGAACCAAATGATTGATATTCATTCATAATACCTAATTTGATTTTAGGTATTGTTGTAAATGATTCCAATGATTCTCCAGATTCGACATGAAATAAAATAGTCTTGATCCCTTCATTGTCTAAAGGTTGAACAATACACAATCCATGCTTTCTTAAAATTGGATTAATGATTGAATGAATTTGAGTCAAATCTGCATAAGTGTAGTTATGACCTTTGGTATCCTTATGAATGACAGGGCATTCATTTTGAAAGTTGGATAATGATTTAATTAAGTTTTTCATTTAGTCTAAGATTAATTGTTTAAAATTTGATTTGTATTCTCTTTCCTCTTTGGCAACCCTTGCCCAAAAGTCATAATGATTTTTGCAGTACCAAGTGCAGAAATAAAATCCTGCCTCATCTTGAAATTTTGCTTTGTAAGTTTTCATAGTTAGTAAATTATTGGAATGATGTAAAATAATAATAGGTATCCAAATATTGCGATTGCAATACCACCAATTAAACCTTCTGGATCTTCTTGGTAGAAATTTTTGATGTAATTACTGATTTTTTTCATTTGTTATTGTTTAAGTGTTTACAAATATAAAAGTAATATTTGAAATAAAAAAACTTTATATAAAATTATTTTAATTATTTATTAGACATAAAAAATCCCCACTAATAAAATTAATGGGGAAATTAAACCATGCTTAAACCCTATTTAACTATGAAAGTACAAATCTAAACAATTTTTCCATCTCTTATTTGAATGTTGTCAACTTTAGATTTACCATTCTGAATTTCTACTATTGCAAACCCATGATTGTGCATTGAGAATGGCATATACTTTGGACTTAATACCGTTAAGCATCCTATTGAATATGTATTGATAAATTCTTTAAACCCTGTTTTCTTTTGTGTATTGCTTGTCCTATGAACATGACCTATCAATGTATTGCAAATTGTTTTATTAAATAAATTTTGACTTGGGTTGACCCCGCCTCCGCCATATAATTCATGCCCATGCAATACTAATAGATCTCCCATTTCCATGCCTCTCCAGTCTTCAATCATAATAATATTTAACTTATCAAGTCTAAAAAAAATGTCAAACTGAAGATCGTGTAGTTGTGCAAATTCTTCTGCATCGTTATTTAATGCTCTTGCATATCTATTTTCATGGTTTCCTAATTTAAAATAAATAGGTATATCTCGAAATATATCACGCAACTTTTGTAGAAAATCTCTATTCATTTCTACTTCTTTTTTGAAATCCCTTTTGTCGGGATCGCGTTCAAAACGGCTTATTGCGTAAAAATCAAAACAATCTCCCGCCAAATACAGGCAGTCAATTTTCTGATCTTTTAGATGTTTAATTGCACAGGTAAGTGCTGCTAAATCATGATATGGAAAGTGTATGTCTGATAAAATTCCAATCTTTTTTAAATGCGCAGGTAGTTTTGCAGATGTATATTCTTCACCTAAACTTGCTTCAATACCAAAGTTGTCTAATGTTTCAAGATTATAACTTGCGACTACTGGCGGAATAATTTTATTTATTTCTTGTAATGACCTATCCTTTGAAGTAATATTTTTTTTAATCATTAACTTTCTTAATGAATCAGCATTTTGATAGCCATACATTGCAAAAAATTGTTTATGAAAATCGTTTTTACTTAAGTTTGTAGAATAGAAATGTTCTCTAATCTTGGTAATTTTATCTTCCATTTTCATATTCTTCCATTATAACATCTACTAAAAATTCAATGTTGTTTAAAACTTTCATGCGTAGTGCAAAGCCAGCATCATCAATGTATTGGATATTCTCCATGACATCCATCATTGTTTCCAATAAATCGTTTGCTTTGCTTCTTTTGTATTCTGGTTGATCAATTATTTTGTTTGACATCAATAGATAAATTTAAAATACACCCATACCATTATTAATACCCCTTGAATTATTATTGTCAATATTGCCCACAACGGAACAACTTCCCTAACTATTCTTTCAAAGGTCAAATGCTGACTATCTTTTAATCTTGATTGATATTGTTTTTCGTAGATACTTTTAATTGAATCTATATCAATTGTGGCTTTGATACTGCCCTTGTAAGACCTTATTATTATGCGACCTTGTGGTATTGTTATTTTGGAATAAAATCGTGTCAGAATGCCTGCACTATCGCAAGGGTTTTCAATCGTTAATGTGTCATGTATAGAATCGTACTTAGTAATTACCTTATAATTAAGAATCGTATCTATTCGTATTTTTTCGGATATAACTGTTACTACCTTACTTGGCTTACAAGATATAATAGTAAAAAATAGAAATAGGAATGCTAATTTGTTCATGAGAAATAAAGTTTAGATTCTGCTTGTCTTCTTTGTGTTAAACCTTTGACTGCAACTCCTTTGACTTTATTCCAAATCAAAAATTGACTTTCTATAAATTTGTCGTTAGGATCTGCATTGACTTTTTTAAGCAATGTGCTTTTCTTTAATGCACCTGTGCCTACGTTATAGGCAAAAGAAACTAAAGCATCAAATTGGTTTTGTGTAATGTCATCCCTTGTAAAAGAATCAACAGAAGATTCATAATGCTTTAAAACATTAAGAAATATTTCAGTTGCTCTTGCTGGACTGATTTCAGGATCAGTCATTCTTACCTTTGTGCCATCTTCATAGTATGTACATCCGATTGATATGGTGGCAATGCCTGCAGGACATTTATAAGGCTTTAATCTAACACCCTCAAATCTTTTTAGAAGGTCTAATCCTTTTTGGCTTATCTTCATCTAATTTGCTCCTTAACTCTATGTTTTCTGTTCTCAAATTATGAATCTCTGTACTCAAGGTTTCAACCTTTATTTTTAAATCAGCAACTTCTTGCTTCATATCATTTGCCATTTCCCGCCAAATCTTTATTGCCTCTTGGACATTAGTAATCTCACCTGCTTCAACTTCAACCTGTGCTTTCTTTCTGCCAAAAATCCATGTGATTATTGATGCAAAAAATGCAGTTATCGTAGGCAAGATTACTTCATTCCAATGTTCCATTACTTTTTAAGCGCTTTTAAGATTTGTGCTTTTGCAATTATTGCAAAGTTTTCATTGTCTTTGACAAATGATGTAAATGTTTCAAGATCAGATGAATCAAGTTCTAATGATTCTCCTTTATTTAGTGCTAATGCCCACTCCCAGAATTTTAAGGCATCTCCTTTAGATTGTTGAACTAATGAGTTTGCAACTACTTTTCCTGCATTGGCATTTTCAATGATGTTACCATCAAGATCCAATAGATTAAAATTTAAATCAATTTTCATTTTTGTTTTGTTTAGATTAAAAATTATGTAAATGTATTATTTATTATTTGTTTTCTAATGCTTCTATTCTATTTATTAAAGAAGTGTTTTCTACTGATAGTTCTTGTATGGCTTTGATAAGCAT